GACCCGGCCGCTGCCGTCAACCCGGATCAGTCCGGCGGGCCAGGCGAGGATGACGGAGGCTTGCGCGGCGTCACCCCCGGTCGTGCGGACCACGGGTGTCTCGATCGCGGGATCGCCGTCGATCACCTCGCCCTGGTCATTGCGCGGCAGCGGCCGGGTCAGCTCGACCCCGACATTCTCCTCCAGCACCTGCCGGGGATAGAGGCTCAACGGCAGATCGCCCGCGACACCCTCGCGCGTCTCGATCTCGACCTCGTCATATTCCGAAAGGGCGGTCTCGCCGATCCGCAGATCGCTGATCGACACCCGTCCTTCGCCCCATGTGAAAGCGGCGCGGACATACTGGTCGTCGCCGACGATCTCGGTCCAGGACGGCGCAGCGAATGGCGGGGCATGGCGCAAAGTGCCCATGACGAACGGGACGGCGCCGTCAGGCTCGATCCGGTTCCGCCAGCCAGAGACGGCATAGCGCGTCCGTCGCGCGTCCTCGGGTTCGGGTGGCGGGATCAGGGCATTGATCAGGAGCGAGCCGATCAGGTTGACGCCGAGTGTCACAAGTGCGCTGGCGGTCGCGCCGGTGAAGCCGAGGATCGAACCTGTTGCCCAGACCTGCCCCATCGCCACGGCCGCGATCGAGACCGCGATCGACAGGACCGAACGCAGCGCGTCATCACCCTCGGGCAGGATGCGGATGACAACGCGTACGCCAGCATGCGGGCGGACCCGCGCCCAGTGGTGGGCAGGCACCACCAGTGCACCACGCGCCGACACAAGTGTCACGCGTGCTCGCGCACGAGCCTCGTCCGACAACCCGGGCAGCGCACGGACGACGATCTGGTCCAGGCTCAGGCCCTGCGGCAGTGTCAGCTCCACACGTGCGGTGCCGGGATCGAGGGCTGGCGCGGCAAGGACCGGGATCATCGCCGCGCCCCGGAAATGATCTGCACAGGACGCTCGCAAGCTCCCTTCAACGGGCCGTCAACGGCGCGTTGATGCCACCGGAAATGTCCGGCCAGCCGGTGCCGCCAACGGCCCTGGCGATAGTCCTCGACGCGAGCGTGATCCCCTGCCGCCATGTGGATCATGACACCATGCGTCACCACGACACCGACGTGGCGCGACAGGTGCCCGCGCCGGAACACGGCGATATCGAAGGCGAGCGCCGGACCGCTGACCGGCAGCCAGAGTGGCGATGCCGTCGCCCCCGCCACTAGAGCTGCGACTTCACCGGCTTCGTCCGCGCTGCCCGCGCCAAGATAGTCGGGCAGCGTGATTCCCAGCTCCTCGCGGTAGATCACGCAGGCAAGGCCCCAGCAGTCAGCGCCCTCGCGCGTGCGGCCGAGATCGGCAAAGGGAATACCGAGGAAGCGGTTCGACCAGCTCATGGATGCAGTCCCGGGAAAGAGCGCCGGGTCATGCGGCCCGGCGGAAACGGCTCCAGCTCGATCTCGTCGCGCGATAGCGACAGGGTGATCTCGCCAGCGGTGATGTCGGCCGACCCGATCTGCAGTCCGGTCCATTCCTGTTCGGCCAGATCGGGAGAGGATGCGAGAACCACGGCCATTGCCACATCGGCGGGCGAGGTGAAGGAAAGCATCAGCTCCACAAGCTCGGCGTCTAGGTTCTCGATCACCAGCTGCGCCTGTGCCGGCCCATCCGGATCGTCACCCGGCAACGCGGCCGAGGCGACGATCCACAGGAACGGCTCGGACAGCGGATTGGCGCCGCGCCAGGTCGACCTCGTGCCGTAAATGATCGGATCGGAAGACAGCCGTTCGGTGTTATCCGTGGACAGCCGGATCGGCGCCGGCAGGTTTGGATGGCTGATCTCGAACAGGACCACCTCGATCTCGGCAGCAGTCACCGTGTCCTGTGCCAGCCGGGCGTTGAGCGACAGGCGCCTCATGGCATCACCGCCACGGAAAAGGCGATCCGGAACTCGGTCCCGACGACGGACTCGGCAGGCATCTGGTCGCCCCAGGCACAGAGCCAGATCCGCGCCAAGACCAGCGGCGCGCCGGCCCCTGTCAGGATCGGCGTGCCGTCCGCCGTGAGCATGCCCCATCCGTCCGTCGTCGGATCCGGCATGCGGAACAGATGGGCCCCAAGCGCGCAGTCGATCTCGAAGAACCTGTCGAAGACACCCTTCTGCAGACGCGACAGCGTCAGCGTCAGGCTGACAAGGCGCGCCGCACTGCTGAAGCGCCGCCGGTAGCCCGGCGGCCCTGCATCGCCCTGCCGTTTGCGGCGCGGGTCCTGATGCTGCGCCTGCCAGCCCTGGCGGTCAGGAAGGGGCAGCTCTGATGGCCAGTCGAGGATCATCCGCCGCGCCGCCGCGTCTGCGGGCGCAGGCCCATCTGCCGCAGGACCCGGCCGCCGCGGCCGCCGCGCACGCTGGCGCCCTCCGCCATGAGGTCCGAGAATATGTAGCGCTGCTGCCGTTGTCCGGCGGCGTCGGTGTATTCCTCGGCCTCCATCCGCACACCGCCCGACGTCCGGTCTTCAAAGATCGGCTGCAGCGTGATCACCGGCCGCGTGGCAGCCTGGGCTGCGCCCGCATCGGCCGCCATCGTCCGATGCCAGCTCTGCGGGGCGGCGGTGGCCGCGATGTCGCCGAACACGCCGCCCATGGCGAAGGGTGACGTCGCAGCTCCCAGATCCACGCCGAGCTTGCCGGACGCCAGCCGCGCGAGCGGCAGGGTGGTCTCGCGCCCTCCGATCAGTGCGCCCACACCGCCACCGTATGCATGAGTCAGCGGCATGATCGCCTCACGGCCGGCTTCCGCCATCAGCCCGATCTCGCCATCGGCCATCGGGAACATCATGGGCCGGTCAAAGACCGCGCCCATTGCAAAGGGCCGCGCCTGCGGGCGTAGCGGAGCTGCAGGCGCGGTGGCAGGCGCTGCACCCGGAAACAGCGCCCCCTGCAGCAGGTTGCCAATGATGCCGAACCCGCCCTGCCCGCCGCCGCCGAACAGCCCTTGCGTGATCTGGTCGCTGGCGAAATCGGCCAGCCGGTTCGCGATGCGGTCCAGCGCATTGATGAAGATGTCGGCTGCGGAATCACCCTCGCGCAGATCGGACAGGATGCCACGCACCGCATCCGACCCGGTCGCGCGGATCTCGGACATGATCTCTTCGGCCCGTTCCGCCGCGAGTACCTCGCTCTGGCGGGTGCGGATCAGCTCTTCGACCTGCGCCCGCTCTTCAGCCGTGGCCACCGCCAGCACCTCGCGGTGGCGAAGAAGCTCCTGCTGCACCGGGTCCAGTTCGCGCAGGATATCCCGTTCGCGCTCCAGCTCATTGATCAGATCGGCCACGTCCTCGCGCGTGGGACCGCCGGCGGAGGTGCCGCCGCCGGACCCGGCGCCGCCGCCGGCATCTGGGCGCAGCGCATCAAGCAGGGTCGTCCGCTGCGCTGTCAGATCAGCCTGTTCACGCGCCTGTCGTTCGGTGTCGGCCAAGGCTTGCTCGGCCGCCATGCGCGCGCCCATGTCCGACCCGCCAAGCGCGGGGGCGAGGCGCGTCTGAGCTTCGGCCACTGTCCGGGCAACGGCCGCGTCGGCGGCAGATTGCCCCGCCTCAAGAGCAGCAACCTCGGCCCGAACCCCGGCATTCTGAACCACCGTCGAAAGGTTGGCGGACTGCAGGGCAGCGATTGCGCCCATGGCCGCCTGCAGGTTGGCCGCAAGACGCGCGGCCTCATTGGCACCTGCGCTGATCGGCCCCGAGATGGCGGCAGCGGCCATCTGCTGCTCAATGTCATAGGCCGCGAGCAGTTCATCTTTGACTGCCTGTGAAACGGCAAGGCCGTCCACCCACTCCGCATACACCTCACGCGCCGCCGCCGCGCGGGCCTGTTCGACCTGCACGCTGTCGGCACCATACTGCGCGATCAGCTGATGGATTTGCGCCTGACCGGTCAGTTCCGCGATCTTGTCGCGCGCGGCCTCGGTGTCGTCCGCCTGCAGCGCCCGGATCGCCTCAAGCTCCGACCGGATCAAAGCCTGGCTGCCGCGTTCGTCGTCGATCAGGCTCTGGCGCTCGTAGAGATTGCGGTTGATGATCTCCTGCAGGTCGGCCTGCCGCTCAAGGTCCTTCGCTTCCTGCGCGGCATTGAGCTTGAGCGCCGCTTCCTCGCTGGCGAGCAGCTGCCGATAGAGTTCGAAGACTGCGTCGGACATGTTCTCGACGCCGCCCGTGGCGGCCAGGATCGCATCCCGGACAGCGGCCATGGCGACCGCCTGCGCATCCGGACCCTGCGCGTTCGCAAGATCATCGAGCGCGGCGGCCAGATCCCTGACTTCTGCGATGTTCGACTGATCGAGATCGACCCCGACGGACAGGGCAATGTCGCCAAGCGCCATCGTCTGCGCGACGTCGCCCGCGATACTGCCGTCGGAGACGGCCGTCGCCACATCGTCTGCCTGGAAAGTCCGGGCCAGACTGCGTGCGGATTCCGACGCAGCACGTTCGGCCGCGATGCGGATCATGTCTTCCTGCAGCTGGATCAGTTCACGCGCCTGCCCGATGGCCGTTCCGAAATCTGGCACAAGATCGACATCCATCGATGCGGACCGCTCTACCGCGTCCTGATACTCCTGCACCCGCTGGGTCAGCGCGTCGATCTGCTCACTCAACGCATCCGCATCGACGCCAGAGGACAGCGCCGCCGTGCCCCATTGCACCAGCGCAGCGGTGCCCGCGATGACCGCCAGCGTCACGAGCGCCATCGGATTGATCAGTGCTGTGATCGACGACGCGATGGCAGGCCCGATGGCCATGCCCGAGGCGCGCATCTGGTTCATCACCTGAATGACCTGCGGACCCTGCTGCATCATCAGCGCGAACGGCGACTGACCCAGGCTGGCCATCATCAGCACATCGTTGACCTGATAGCCGAGGACGGCGGTGTGCTGCGCGGCGGCGGCGGCATTATCGCCGACCGCCCTCATGTCATCGACCAGCGGACGCGGTCCCGGCACCTGTGCGATGCCGATCATCTGGGCCTCAAGCAGCTCCAGGGTCCGCAGGCGCTCCTTGTCGCTGATGACCCCGGCGGCCTGGGCGGCATCCAGTGCATCGAGCGCCTGCGCATAGCGCATGCTGCTCGCATAGAGCGGATCGACCGAGGCCCGGAGCGCCTGGTAGCCTTGAGTGGCGAGCATTGAAGCCATGGCCGCGTCGCGTTCGGCCTGCGCCTTGCGTTCCGCCGCCGTCGCCACGCCCATGTAGCGCGACGCCGCCTGCTCCAGCACGATGTTCGCGGCACGCTGGCTGGCTTCACCAGTGTCAACCATCGCCGCCAGGGCGACCTGCACCTGACGGTACCGCTCGGCCGCAGCGTAGGCCGGATCGACCGAGGCGCGCAGCTGCTCGAAGGTCAGAGCGGATGCGCGGGTGCTGGCCGCAGCCGCATCGGTGGCGGCCGAGGTCTGTGTCATCGCGGTGCGGCCGGTCGCACCGGCCTGCGCCACCGCCGCACCCATGGCGGGCGCGGCTGCGGCGGCGGACTGCAGCGCCGTGGTGATGGACGCCAGCGAGACCGGCACCGTGGCAAGCTCGGTCCGTGCCTGGCCGGCATCGGCACGCAACAGCAGGGACAGACTGAATTCAGCCACGGCGGTTCAACTCCTCAATCGCGCCCGCTTCGATTGCCTGAACGCCGGCCCAGACGCGCGGATCGCAGGTCAGTCCTGCAAGCCGCAGGCCAGCCTCGACAGCGGCGGCATCGAGGCCGATCCAGATCAGGCCGCCAAGGCCGACCGTCGCGGTGCGCCACTGACGCGACACCGCCAGAAATGCGGTCCAGGCCGGACGATGCTGGTCCCAGATTTCGACCAC